GCTTGGGGGCAAAGTTACGCAGAAAGAATGCCTTACGGGTGATGGGATTGTTCATCGTGTGGGCAAAGTTGCGAACTTGGTTGATCATCAGTGGTTTGCGGTTGTCCTTACACAATAGGGACAATTTTAAGGCCCCCATGTTACTGTTAGTCAGATGCTGAGAGTATAAACGAACTCAGAAATCTGCGATGACTTCGTTGAGTTCAATACGGTTCAACTTAGCATCGTTCCAGTTAACACCATCAGGAGTAGATTTGCAGTTGAAAGAACATGCTTCCAGTGCATCTACGAAGTCTTGGTAATCATCACACTGCTGAGCAATGCTATAGAAACCGTAGTCATTCTGCAACCAGAGTGCTACATTCCAGGTCTCATAATTCGTCCAACCATTATACTCAGTGTCGGTCAGATTTGCTTGGTAGGTGACAGTCATGTGTGGTGGGTTGTCCTTATACTACAGAGACAATTTCAAGGCCCCCATGTTTAGTTACTCTACCTGCTGCAACCTATCAACAAACTCGTCCAAATATTCGGTAGGATCATGACCTAACTGTGCGACTCTTTCTAACTCATTGAAGATTGTTGTTAAGTGTTTATGAAAGGGCACGCGCATTCTGTCAGTTTTGCCCAAATATTTGTAGTTCGGAGGTCTCATAGTTTTGTCCCAAAATACCCCTGATATTTATACCTTTTTGGGACAAAACTCAAAACCCTTGGTATCACTCAAAAACATCACGGTAGATGTCATAAAGTTCTCGAAGTTTGTCCTCTGAATAAATTACCAACTGTGCGAGTTCTTCAGATGTAATGGTGACAGGATCTTCACCCGCCCACTGAATCAAATCACGCAGACAGATTGATTCAGCAACTGTGTCCCCATTAAAGATCTCTTCTAGGAGAAACTGCGATTCTTCAGTAATGCTCTGAGTGACCATTGATTAACCTTTGAGTGCTTTGTTAGTATATATCGGGAGGGTTGCATTTGTCAAGGGGTTTGTGTGGGGTTCTGTGCGGTCCTGGGAGTGTCTCAGAGGGTCTTGACATGTGCAGAGAAGTGTGCTATACTCGCAGACTTAGATCGCAGCAACCTCAACCATTCTCTAAATTATACTTACGAAACAAAACACAAACTATTATTTTTTTCCACATTTTCCACAATTAGGCATAAAGTTGCGGAAAACACAAAAATAACACTTTTCTATAAATATTAACATCAGCAAGTTATCACTAAAAAATGCGACAAGGTATCATCTATCTCATTGAAAATAAGTGCAATGGAAATAAGTATGTGGGACAAACTTTGATGCCATTGAACAAACGTTGGGCTTCACACATTCAAGAGAGTAAGGTCTATTCAGAACGTCCATTATACAGAGCAATTAGCAAGTATGGTCTAAACAATTTCAAAATTAAAGTCATTGAAGAAACAACAGAAGATAAACTAAGTGAGAGAGAAATCTATTGGATAGAACACCTAAACACCTATAATTGTGGGTATAATGCTACAACAGGTGGTGAGCGCAGTTATACTTACAGGGAAGATGTAAAGGAAAAAATATCACAATTTATGAGTAATGTTGAACGTTCGGATGAATGGAAAAACAACTCAATTAGTGGTGTCAGAGATAAAGTTAAGAGAGGTGAAAGATGGGGATTTATGTTAGCAGAGCATCGTGGGAGTGGTAATCACTTCAAAACAAAAGTAAGAGGCACACATTCACAAACTGGAGAGATTGTTGAGTTTGATAGTCTAAAAGAAGCAGCAGATAAATTACATCTTAAGACAGGTAATTTGAGTAGAGCTATAAAAGAAAGATGGACGACTGGTGGTTACAAATGGGAGAAACTTGAAGAGGTAAAATTAAAACGTGCCGTGATTGGTGTTGATAAAAATACTGGAGAAAGATTGTATGAAGCAGAGAGCATTAGAGGAGCAGTAAGGTTATTTTTAGATAAAGAAAACACTCGTGGTGATGCAATTAGAAAGTCTCTAAAAAATCCAGGAAAGTATACTTGGAAAGGTTGTCATTGGTATTACTTAGACGAAGTAGAGTAAGCATAAAAAAAGAGAGGGACACCACTCCCTCTCTTATACCCAACCACTTTGACTTTTAGAAGAATTATCTACACTTACAAAGTCACTTTCTTTTTGTAGATGAGGCTAACTTCTTCCTCATTAAATTACACTAATTCAGCAGGACTTCCACAAGAACGATAAAACTCAATCATGCGTTGTGCCTCATCCAATGTAGAGAAACTTTGTGTTCTCCATTGTTGCTGATAAGGTGTAAAGTATCGGATGGTGAACATAATGTGTGTAAATTACAGAGAAAGATTAACCACCACCGTAGACATATTCTACGATACCTGCTTCATCAAGTCCTACACTTTCGATGATAGTAACCTTAGCATTATTGAACTCTTTTTGCACTTTTTCATCCTTCACACGTTCACCATTGCAATCGGTAAAATACCCAAACTCTTCCATAAAGATCTGTTCGCATTGAGACATAGATTCTGCTGCGATAATTGCCATTCCGTCAGTATAATCGTAGAGAACTTCTTTGAGGATGTAGAGTTGCATGAGTTGATGTTAATTAGAGTGAAAAGTTCAGTTCAGACGCATACCAGAGAAGAAAGGAATTACACTACCATCAGACATGCGGAACTGCCAAACATAATCCTTTTGATATACACATTCTCCACCAATTCCATGAGCAGAGAGAAGTGCATTGAGACGTGATTTGGTGGTGTTAGATTGCCAACCACCATCAAATAGTTGCATCCAAGTATCACCAATCTTTGCAATCAGATTGTTATGCAGATACACTTCAGATACACCGTCATTGTTAATCACTTCAGTGTTTGCAGATTTCCAGTCAATCTCTTGAGTGATTGCCTGATTCATTTGGGTTTCGATCTTACGCATTGTGGTTTGGGGTTGTGGTTACACTATAGGGACAATTTCAAGGCCCCCATGTTTGTGTCAGCAATAGATGTCGGGTCCAGTTACATCGCAAAACTCAAGTAGAAAGTAATCAATACTTACGCCAACTTCCTGAGCAGCAGTATAGAACTCTTGGTATTGTTCACCGTTGAGAATGAAATAATCGGTTTCAATCATGAGGGGCAATGATGTCAGCAATGGTGTGTAATGTGTGTGCAGTGGTGTTACGAACTCCTGGTGAGAGAGTTAAGGCAACAATCAAAATCAGGAGAATTGTCTTCAATTTACTACGTCGTAAAGAAGAGATTTTATACACCATCCTGTGTTGTTAGTGATAACATCTGCAAGACATTCTTCTCCGTCAGGTGAATCCCACAGACAAGACTTGGTATCATTTACAATCTCATCTTTCTCTTCTTGAGTGAGATCTTCATAATCGAAATCAAACTCAATTTCAGTAACTTTGTAGAAGTTCATTTACAGTCCGTTGAAGTAATCGTGAAGTTCTGAAAAGTATTGCTCTTCAGTCTCAAAGTGACGACCATAAATGTCACATGGGAACGTATGCTTTTGAAACATTGTAGATGTAACTTTTACATCTTGTTCATCATAACCCATCTCAATCAGATTTTGAACATAGGGATTCTTGTGTGTCATTTCAGTGTTGCTCATACTATAGGGACAATTTCAAGGCCCCCATGTTTCATAATCAACCTTCAGGATTTGTTACACTTTCCACCAATTCTTGCAGTTCATCATCATCATAATAGTGTGACAGTTCTTCCATCAATTCAGACTCATTATAGTCATTCATATTGTCAACAATCGTGTCAATCGCAAATGCACACAAATCGCGCATGTCCATACCATCAACAACTCGCTCAGCATAGAGTTGAGTCAGTTTGTAGATTTGATCTTGAGTGAGTGACATTTTGTTTGTAGGATTAGGAAGAGAAATCATTGATCAATTCTTGAAGTAGAATCCAGCAGATTTGTTCATTGCAATCAATTTATCTTGAATCTCTTGCAACTCTGGTTCATAACAACCTCCATACAGATTTTCACACTCTACCTCTGCAGTTTCCTCCAGGTAGAGTGTTCCACCTTCAAGAAGTGGAGTATAATACATTGCACCTTCAGAATCAATAGAATAGGCACAACCGTGACCTTCGGGAATGTAAAGAATCATTGTTCAGTGAGTGTTAAGAATGTGACGGACTTGGTGCATCAAACTGCACCTGCCATAAAGTTATATTCTTGCACCAGGTTAATGTTATCACCAGTGATCACATAATCCATTGCAAGACGTTCATCAATCTCACGTTGTGCATCTTTCTTCGTGAGACATTTTTGAGAGATGGTATCAACTCCCTTCCAGGAAAGAACCTTGAGAGTATAGTTGGAACAATCCTCAATAGGATAGAAACCAACGATCATTGTACCATCTTTGGATTGTAGTGTGGGGAAATCAATCATGGTTTGAGTGTTGCTCATACTATATGGACAATTTCAAGGCCCCCATGTTTCAATCTCCTCCAAACATTTCATCAAACAACCAATCACCTGAACGCTCTTTCTCATCCCAAACTTTACCAAAGTTCTCTGCAATCATTGCCTGCCCAATCTTCATGTCAATTACAGACACTGTACTGTGCCAGGTTCCGTTGCGATCTTGCCAAAGCATTTGTTTCGTCTCAGTGGTTATACAATAGGGACAATTTCAAGGCCCCCATGTTTGTATCACCCAGGAAGATCAAACTTCATTCGTATCATGTCTTTCTGACATCTTTCAATCTTTTCATATACATCCACAAACAATTCGCAGAGATTGTGTAGATCTACATTCTGTCCATCAGGTGCTAGAAACTCACGAATAGTATTGTATTTTTCTTGTGATGTTGTCATACAAAACACTGCTCCAAAATTGTTAGTTTAGGTGGTTCCATTCCACTATAGGGAGTGGTGGTATTCTTCACGTCTTGAATCTCCTTCCCCATGTCCTTGTAATTTATAGGACGATAGAATGTTGCAGTCTTGGTGTTGAAGAATCCCCAGACGGTTTTAGTTGGTTTCCCCATGTTATAATCAAACTTCCTATCACAATGCAGCACAATGCGAACCACGTTGCGCTTGTAATCTTCTGTGCCATAATGATAATCTTTTGGTGCTTTATGGGGAAACTCAATCTTCATTTTACACGAACTCCAATGACATCACAAGGTTGCGAATCATCAAACCATTCATGAAACTCACTCATGATTGCTTCTGCTGTATCATAGTCTCCTAATTCTATCAGGTGAGTGACTCTTTTGTCAACCTCACCTTTCACTCTTTCAATTAGATCATAGTATTTCTTTTTCATAGTGTCTGAAAGTGTTGTGCTTCCTTGATGTTGGAATCGAAAAACTTTTGAAAGATAGAATCAATTACAGGATACCATTCTTCGTTTGCACTTGGATACCCACATTCTCGTGCTTGATTGAGAAACTTAAGGATACAAGTTTCCTCGTTAGCAGTGAACTCAACTCGATTGAAAGTGTAACCGTCAGTCATCAATCATCTCCGAAGTTGTTAGCAAGAAAGTCCTCAAGTTCAACTAGTTTGCTATCACTGAGAGAGGTCAAATACTCATCAATGATAGTAGCGAGAAGGTCAGGATCTTGCCGACATTTCTCATACAGAAACTCAAACATTGGATTGACAGTCATAATCAAACAGGGAAAACTTCAACGGAACGGATAAGATTTGTGCGGTCTTGTGCTAGATAATCATCAGCGATTTTACCACAAGATGAACGAGATTGAATGAACTTTTCTTCATATAGGTTCTCATCTTCATCAGGAACCCAATACTCAATCAGAAGACGGTAAGTGTTCATAATCAGGCAGGAAGAATACAGAAAGTGCCACACCACTTGCGAACCCATTGTAGAGTTTCATGGTAAGATGTGCGAGGATTGCTCATCTCCATTGTGGAACCATTGCGCGGATTGTGTGCAACAGCAACAAAGAGATTGTCACACTCTTTATCAGTGATTTGCTCAATCCACATTTGATTGACTTTACCTTCCTTCCAATTTGTGTGGTAGGAGTAGACTTCGGAAACGATGGTGTTGCTCATACTATGGGTACAATTTCAAGGCCCCCATGTTAGCAACTCTTACCATGTTCCCCTCTGAATGTGGATTTTGCGGACTTCCTGATACAGAAAACGCTGAAGTTTAGGGTCGGTAGTGTTATCAAAAGCATGATACAATCGGTTCAGGTATTCATCTTGTGTTGCTCCTATGCTACCCTCACCACCAATGTCATTGAGTGATGAACCTGCCTTTCTTCGTGGTTGTGAAATGTTACCAGAAGTCCTGAACTTTGGTTTTATTTTTGATAGATTGGAGGTTGCAAAATCAAGCGTCATTGTGCTAAATAATACTGGTAACTTTGGTCAAAGATGAAACACAAACACCACATCATTCCCAAGCATAGAGGTGGAACTGATGACCCATCAAATCTTGTAGAAATAACGCCAACTCAACACGCTATGTTTCATTTTTGTGAATGGAAGTTGTGGGGAGATTATAAAGATTTCTGTGCTTATAAAATGATTTTAGGTGATGTTAAAAATCCAGAGTTTAGGAGAGCAAGAAATAAAGCATTTAAGGATGTTATCCAGGAAGGTGGAAGAAAGTGGAGAGAAAAAAATCCAAATAAAGTTAAAGAGAATGGAATAAAAGGCAACAAATCTCAAAGAGAAAAGTTTAAGAGTGAAGGTAGAACAATCGCAGAACAAAAATGGATTGTAACTACACCAAATGGAGAAACTTTAGAAGTATCAAATCTCAAAAAGTTTTGTAGAGAGAATAACTTACTACCAAACAAAATGTGTTTAGTTGGTAAAGGTATTCATAGACAACATAGAGGTTATACTTGCAAGAGATTAGAGTAAGTCATCATGCAAATTGCAGGTTGTATTTGTCAATCAAAAGGTCTCTCACTTGTTCACGGTCAATACTATCCCCACAGAAAGATGTGCCTTTGATTTTAGCAATCCTGATAATGTCGTTGGTTGCTTTACGCACTACTGTACGATTTGCACTCATAGGATATAATCCATCGGGACCATAAAATGACAACACATAATCAATAAACTGATTGATTTCGTCTTTATTCATTCTTCATCCTCTTCATAAGGGAACATTTTATCATACTCTTCATCGGTCAGAGTAAGATACTGAACATCAGCATTTTTGTGCTCTTCAGCATACACTAACTGATAGTGTGCAAAAGAAGATGGGTCAGTGCTAGCAAACTCTAACAAACCATCAACAAAACAAAGGTAGTTCATTTTGCGTAGAGATAACCACCGCTCCAATCTGCATTTTGCAGCAGATACTCACGATCTTTAATCAATCGCAGATCATAACGAACACCTTTCGCAGGAGATTTCCAAGTAGCAGACTTATACACTTCACCAGTGTTCTTATCAATGAAGCAATGAACACTCCTGCTATTTCCACTGGTAATCAGAATAACTTTGTGATACTTTTTACCAGTCTCAACAGTATAATCAATGTCACACTTTCCAGACTTGAGTTCATCAATCTTGCGCTGATGATACTCTTGACTATCAGCATCATTCACGAACTTTTGATGTCCACGAATAGCATACTGACGATAATTGTCTTTCAGTGCTTCAATCAGCATATGAGTGTACTTGAGAACATTCTCTGCAATAGTTTGTTGTGCTTGTGCTTGCATTGTGGTTGTGCTCATACTACAGGGACAATTTGAAGGCCCCCATGTTAGTATCAGAAGTCCATTCACTGATCTTGAATTACCACTCTCATTCCTTGATGACCTTGATCATCTACAAACGGTAAGAATTGTGCTTTCATACAATCTTTCCAGGTGATTTCTAGTTCCATTTCTTTCTGTGCAACCACATAATTTCCTTTGGATTTGTCTTTACCAAACCCAGCAGTCCATGACTTTTTAATGATGCGAAGAACAGAACGATGTCCCATAATCAGAAGTCCAGATAACCTTCAATTGCTTCATCAATTTTCTGAGAGAGTGAAGTAGGAGGCAAAATAGGAGTGACTTCACCAATCTCACACTGGTAATAATCACCCAATTTCAACTCAATCATAGCACCATCTGCACCTTCCTGGTATAGTGAACGTGCAACTTCATCCTCTACAATCACCACACGACGTGCAGTAAGGTCAATCACCAGCAGGTAATCGTAGGTAGAGAGTTGCTTAAAGTCCTCTACAGTTTTCTTCTCAGACAGGAAAGATTTGACCTTAAACTTCTTCGTGGCATGAACATCTTTGCGTTTGTAGAAGAGGTTTTGACCCATCTTCATCTCAATTTTGATGACGTTTCCATCAGCATCTTCCCACACAAAATCATACCCAGTCTTGTCAACTCGTATAAGATCGGAGAACTTTGCCAGACCTTTTTCTACAGCAGTGGCACGGGCAAAGTTATCAGCATTGGAAGAGAATCCTTTATCGGAGTAGAGAGAATCTACTACACCGAAAACTTTATTCCAATTCACACCATTTTCCAGGTGGTCAATAAGATGAGTCATGAGTTTGGTTGTTATGTAATAAGGACAATTTCAAGGCCCCCATGAAATACTTTTGAAAAAATCTGCAATTTCCCTGCGGGGGATGGTCTATGGGGTCTGTGACGTGAAATTGCAGAAAAATCAGGTTTTTGGTTGAGTGGTGGACAGGGTTCTCAGTGAGACTCATTTGAGATTGGTGCTTTCCTGTATCCTTTATAAGATTTGCCATACCCATTGTGGAGGTTTATCATACATGTGTGGTTTAATCCCATTTCATCACAAAACTTTCTTAAATCAGTAATGATGATGTGCTCTCCAGTTGGTGTTATAAAGTATCGGGTTTTTGTGTTTTTTCCACGAGTCCCCTCACTTATTTTTTTTAGTGTTTCTGAAGAATGTTTTTTTCCATAATTTGGGTTTCCTTCTCCACTAAACATTTTGGAATATCGTTGTTTTTGTTCTTCATTTAGTTTATATCCTCTTTCCTTTCTTGTTGATGATATTTTACTCTTTGTCTCTTCTGAAAGAATCTTACCTTTATGCGTTTCACTACATCTTTTTCTTGCATAGTCTGACATATTAGTGGGACCATCTCCACCATCTGTGCGATTATACAATATACCAGTTCCAAGGTCTTTGCGTCCAAAAACAGAAATCATATACATTTCATGTTTATAAGCATCAAACTCAAGGTCAAATTGCTTTAGGATGAGTATTCTTTCTCTTGGAGGAATGGATATATTTTCATGAAATGCAGTGGTTCTTGAAAAATATTTACCATATCTTTTTTTACCTTTCCCAATATAATAGGGGGTTCTATCTTCTCGTAAATAAGCGTAAGTGTAATACATTTTGTGTCCTGGCAAGACTATACTTATTTATCAATAATATCATAAATGTGGGACTTACGCAACTTAAATCTGCCAGGACACAAGTTGCTGCCCACATGATTTATCGGTTCACAGTAGAAACACAGGGTTCACCTTTAGTAAAGATAGTATCAACAACTGCTTGAACTTTGCGAGCAGTAGAAATGCCTACAGATGTGTAAACTGGAATCACACAGAGAGCAAATGATTTGGTATATTGACCAAGTGCTCCAGGTTGAATCTTACCTTCGGCAAGACCTTTAGAATCGTCATGATGAAGTCTAACAATTCTCCCAACACTTTGGGCAATTCCAATATAATCCATTGGACGCATGAAAATCACTGCTTCCAAACCAGAAACTGAAATACCTTCACAAATAATAGAGTGATGGATAACAACAAACTTCTTTGAGTTATCCTTACCCCAAGCATTTAGAACATCAAAAAAATGCTCACGATTGACTTTTTTACCATCAATGATTGCTCCTGTCTTACTCGTAATTACCATCCAAGAGTAACCACGGTCCTGCAATTCTTTACAAAAGTCAGTTTCACTAATCAGACCAATGATTTGCTTGGTCGTTTTAGCACACACAAGAACCTTACCGACTTGGTAATCATCAATCGTTTCCATCAGATTCTCTGCGTCACGGTCAAAAACAACCTGACGACCTTTAATCATAGGAAGTTGCTTGACTTCTACTTTAGGGGGAACAATGTAACCACCACGAACCATCTCAGGACCAGAGACATTTGCAATGATTTGTCCATATACTTCACCCCAATTCATACCAGGTTTGCCAACAACATTAGAGTTCTTGGGGGTTGCAGTGTAGGAATAGAATCGCTTTGCAGTCTTAGAAAAATACTCTACAGTAGGAAAGAAATGCTTTTGAACACTATTGTGCGCTTCATCCATATGAATCGTATCAACTTCAATCTCTGCCTGCTGAAGACGAGAGAGTGAATGATAGGTAGTGAAGATAAGTTTATGGGAGAACTTATTGTTCTCTACCCATTTGCGAATCTCATATGGTCGCGTAGATGATTCCCAGTGAGTTTCTCCACTATGAACATGGAAAACCTTTGCATTAGTGATAAACTCAAGGTATTCGTGCGAAAGTTGCTCTGCAAGAAGAATACGCGGACTAACTACAACAATGGTTTTAGGAGTTTCTGATGTAAACTCACGAACAGTATCAGCAATTCCAATCAAAGTTTTACCTGCGCCAGTTACAGCACAAATAATACCTCTAACATGCTTAAGCATAGCAGCAACAGCACGTTCTTGATGTGGTCGGAGTTGGATTTGCATAGGTATCATCATCTAGTAAGGGGACAATTTCAAGGCCCCCATGTTATCAAACTTCTACAAGTTTAGAAGATTTCATGTTTTCCACTCCAATCTTTTGAGGAATAGCACCAATAATTTCCCAAGGTTGAACATCACTTGCCAACATTCTTGCAGCAGAATACTTGATTACGATTTTATCTAACTCTTTCATTAGTTTAATTGTATCATCCCTTCGAGCATCAATATCATCATGAGAAGATGCTTGACTATCAAATAGTGCTACATTAAAGGTATCTTGATTTGCAATGAAGTTTTCCATAATTTGAACATACAGTCGCAGTACCCGGGTATTATCACCAATCGCACCAGTAGTGTTCAACAAATCTGCACCAATTCCTGCGTTATTAAGAAATTGTTGTGCTTCAGTGCGATTAAAGGATTCAATTACACCTTTTCGTTGAAAGTCAAGACTAATTCTTTTAGAAACTGCTTCAGTTTTTTGAGAACTCCAATTTAGATCAAGGGTCTTAATCCAATCTGCAATCTTTTGCTTAGTGCGATCTTTACGATGTTCAAATCGTTTTCGACCAATTTCCTCTACTTCCGCATCAGAAATTACTTTTTGTCCATCACCTTTATTTGCACTTGCACGAAAATCGTCTAGACAATCTTCAAAGGTTTCTTGAAACTCAGTTTTTGTAGATTCGTTCAGTTCATATTCAGCAAAAATCCATTCTTTATATCCAAGTTCTAACAGATTTTTGAGACGATTAAATCCATTCATCAGATTGTTATTCGGATAAACGGATGGAGTAAGTTTGGTTACATCAATACCCTTACTGAGTGAATTTTGGAGTGATTCGTTATCACCAGTTCCGCTGATTCTTACAGTATTATCAGTGTTCCCGTTTTTATCTTTTGTATTGACTTGAGTGAGTTTAATCCAACGATACTTATTAAACTTCCACCCAGGATAAGATTCTGGTTTGGGGAGAGATTTTTCAACATATTCTCTGAGTTCTAGGCAAACATTGCCTTTAGGAAGTTGAATGAAATTGGACATAATTAAGTTAATTGCTGAAAGCAGTACAAAGAGAGTCTAACAACTTTGGGAAGGGGTGTCAATCCCTGGAGATCACCAATTCTTGGCAATCGTGAAGTTTGCATGAGAGAATGTCTCTCGGTCTACCACTTTGTAAGACCCAAACTTGTTGTGGATGACATAACCTTCATGGAAAGTCTGCACATCATGAATATAACATTCAATCCCATCCTCTTCGTGAATGAACAGGAACAAATCGTCTTTTATAGACTTCACCAAACGCCACAAACGGATCAGGTTCTTGTCACAATCACATTTTTCTGCAATTTCATCCTCATCAATGACTCTTTGCTCGCGGATGCAGGCATTTAACTCTTTTTTGATTTGTGAAGCAATGCGATCATTCACAAACTCACATAGAGTGCTCATTTGCTTGGCAAATTTACACACATCTTCCAAATCCTCACGATAAGGGTTCAGAGACACCTCAGGTTGCACAAATAGAACAGTCTTTGTGCTCACAAACTTGCTGGTGATAGGATGTGCTACCATCTCAGGTAGTTTGTCACCAGTGTAGTAAGTATGAGGAGCAATGATAATCTCCTGACGCACAACCTCAGGAAACTTGTAGGTAATCGTGTTAGGAGTAAAAGTATCCAATCCCTTACCAAAACCAATCCAATCTCCCTGATACACATTTTTAGTGCGAGGCAGGAAATCCAGGCAATAAATGAGGATTTGTGCTACGCGATGTTGATGACCAAAATGCTCAAATACATCATCCTCATTATAGCAGAGACGAATCTTTTGCTTGTTAAATGCTGCTTTGGTGCAAACAAAAAACTTACCATTCTCAGGATTTGTTCCCCACACAAGTGCGGGAGCACCATCCACTTTTGTAGAAATAAAACTATCAACTTCAGAGAACCAATCCAGAACAGAAAGATCACCGTTCAGGATGCAATCTTCAGGGTGCTCTAGATGTTTGTTTTGCATCGGTTGCTTGCTCATAACATAGGGACAATTTCAAGGCCCCCATGTTCATGTTAAAAAAAAAGAGGGATAAACCCTCATTCAAGAACTTGATTGTAAGATGTTTTAACCTTTTCAATCAGTGCAATTCGTTGCTCAGCAGTTACTAGATTATTTCTAGTAAAGTTGATAAAAGTCGCAAGTCCAATTAGTTCCAATACACCATTGAACACAGGAATACTATCAACAACTGCAACAACCTCATGAATTAGAAGTTGTGCAACAATCACAACAAACAGAATAGCAGTTGAAAGACCCACATTCTTGAGAAGTTCATTAGAAACATTCCCATTCACAAAAGTCTTAACTTGTGCGATTTTGTCTTGCATTTTAGATTGATTGTGGAGCACCGTGCTCCTTACATCATAAGGACAATTTCAAGGCCCCCATGTTCACATTACCAAGTTACATACTTGTGCTTGAGTTCAGACTCTTTCTTCTTACCAGTTGATTGAAGAACCAAATCTCTCAGTCTTCTCTCACCTTTTTTCGTAATTCTAGACCTTTCTGCTCTACTCATACCAACAACTGGTCTCTTAGGTTGATCAGCGGGTCTTTTATCTACTTGAGTTGGTTTCTTTGCAGTCAGTTTCTTTGCTTGTGCAGTGAGTTCTTTTGCTTTTGGTTTTGCTGTTGATGTAGATGCTCCTGTTTTCTTTGCTGCAATTCTTGCTAATGCTGCTTTCTTTCTTTCTGCTTTTGCTGCTGCTAATTGTGCCTCTCTTGCACTTCCACGTTCTTGTGTTGGAGCAGCAGTTTGCGAACCTTTCTGACTTCCAATATCTTTGCGTGGTTTATAAGATGTTGGTTGTCTAGTTTCTCCTGCCTTTGCCTGCTTCATTCTACGCATTTCAGGAGCAGATTTTTTACGTTCTGGTGCAATTCTTCCACCTTCGCCAGTCTTTCTAACTGATGCTGAACGCATCAAATCCGCATCATATGCTTCGGAAACAAATTGCTGAAAGGTCTTCATCTGTCTACTTTTTTAAGTATTTAGGTGAAAAAGTGTTTTGTTTATAGTGTATAATTGCACAAAAAAGAGGGTTTTGCAACCCTCACTGTGACACTATTTCAACTGGCACTCTTGCCAAATTGTTTTACTCTCTCCCTACGCAAACTCAGAAGATTATCATAAGTTTTTTGTTGACCTTCGGTAAAGATAAAGTCTTGCTTCCTCCAGATTTCACGAAGATCTTGGAGTTGATTCATAATTTCGTGAGATTTCATATCAGTCGTTGACAGCAGTGACATGGATTACTTTTGCTTTTGGATTGCGGGCAAGGGCAGTTTCCCGTGCTTCTTGATAGTCTCGGGCATAAACTTCTTCGTAGAATGTTTTACCAGCAACATAAAGTTGAACTTTACATTTCATGATTGAAAGTCTTTCTTACATTATAGGGTCAATTTGAAGGCCCCCATTGAGATTCGTCTTTTGGTCGAATCACTTTGAAGTAATAAGTGAGCATTAGTGATACCAATACAACTATCATCAGGTAGATGAAAATACCAATATCAAAAGTCATTTAATTTTAGCAACAGGAGGTTTTTTAAGATTTTCTATTGCTTTTTCACGATAGTAAGCATCATACATCCTATCATCACGTTGGATTAAAAAGACATTCCAACCAAGAATGACTGCAAAACCAATCAATCCTGTGACAATGTACTTACGGTTCATTTGTTCATTTGAAGAGTAGGAACGGGCATACCACCTTCAGTAGGAACATAGATGGTCACGTTACCATTCTTGCTACCATCCTCAAGACCAGTGATATACAGGTATTGAAGATACTCACGGTTATCCTTCAAACTATCACCGATGATTTGGTTTGCTTTAGCAACACCAGTAGCACGGATGATTTCAGCATCAGCAAGTTGTTGAGCACTATCTTTCTTTGCTTGTGCTTCCAGCACTGCTACCTGACGTGTGTATTCTGCCTTTTGCAGTTCTGCTTTACCAGCAAGAGATTGTTGCCACACGTTGTATTGAGGACCACCAATAAAGAGAAGACCACCAATTAGAACTGCACCTCCAATAAGAAGAATAACAGCAGGGTCAATAAATCCGTTTTGTTTAGTCATAATTACTTAGAAGATACGTTAGTTCGGAAAGAGTTAGCAAGAAGAATAATAAGGAAGTTCTGCCAGAATGTCAAGGTTACATTAAACCAAGACAGAATAATACCAAGCACCCATGCCTGGAAGAACAGTCCTGCCGTAGCAAGAACAATTACTCCAAAAGCAACACCAAGAGCAGTAGAAGTTTTCATAGGTCAAACAGCAAGGGCAGCAGAGGGGATTTCAACGATTTCGGGAAGTTTACTATCGTCAAACTGATTCATATTATAGCACACCCATTCACCATTACGGAAGAGGTAGTGATACTCTTCACCATTAGCAGGCAGAAGATACTCACAAAGGTCGGCATCAAGGCGAGGAGGGCAATCTTCACCACGCTGAGAGTAGTATTCGGGTCCATAAACACCCTTTACGGCACTATCATCCCAACGTGAATCAGTCCAGCAAGAACTCATATCACCACCATCAATCAGTTCAGCAGCAAGTTCTTTGGTGTTGTAGTGAGTCTTCAGGATGCGACCCAACCAAGATTCATAACTATCCCAGTGATGGTAGGCAGAGAGAATAGAACCGTCAGGAAGTTCAAGACCAATTCGTGCTCGGGTGCTCATAATCAGAAATCGTATTCAGTGTTCAGAAGAGTATCAAAAGATTGATCATCATATTCTTCATTGAGATCTTTCAATTCGGGAAGATCAAAGATTTCTCCAGGAGCATCAACAATTTCAGACCAAAGTTCGTCGTACATAACTGAGTTGCTTACACTATAGAAACAATTTGAAGGCCCCCATGTTTAACAAACTGGAGCATCAGGAACAGAAATTAGCAAACACTGTGGATACATACATTCAACAATGTATTGTGCTAAAACTTGAGTTGGGGCAACAACTTCCACTTTAAGTTTTTCAATAAAAGGATAACCTTCTTCATCAGTTCCAGAAGGATTTTCTACATCAACTAACCAAACATGTCCATTAGTCTTATGATCCTCAAAAGTGATTTTTCTAGTTTCAACAGTCATAATACTTGTCTTTTGATAGGTATTTGATTTGATATTGAAGTTGTTGTATTTCTTTTTGTTGCTCTGTAATTTTTTCTTGGAGTTGAGTAATACGATTTTGATATTGTTTTTTCAAGTCAAAAGCAAGACGATTAAATTCGGGATTACTCATCAGGTCGTAAAAGATTCAACAACAGTGGATTCTACATCTTCAGCAAGAGCATAAGTTCGTGCGTTCAGAATGTTTTCACGAAGAGCAGTGTAGTGCTGCTCATAGAAGTTACCATCATCATCTGCTGAAATCAAATCAAAACACTCATCGTCATCTTCAGCAATTACATTCCAAAGTCCACCATATTCAGAACTCGGAAAAGGAATGTAGTGATCAACGATGTAAAGAAACTTTTGTGCCATTTGTGTGTGTAATTTACTCCTTCAGTTTAGTCTTTATTATATTCTTTGTCAATCACATCATCAGCATCTGATGCAGTAGTGATAAATGCAAATCCCATGGTTGCGAGAACTCCAAGTGCAAATCCAGCAATAAAAGTCATACAAACTCAGCAAGGTAATAGTCACAAGTCACTTCAAGTCGTGCTGCTTCAGATTCAATAGTTTTCCAAAAAATTTCATCTTCCTTTGATCTTTCTATTGTATGTTGAATAAAAAGATCAATCGTTTCGTCACTCATTTGAATTTTTCCTTACAAATATAAAACAATTTCAAGGCCCCCATATTCTTTCATTCAAACTCAAGTCTTCTATTTGTTTTCATGATTGGTGGAATTTGATATTCTGGAATTGTAGAGGTTTCAACAAATACTTCTATTTTAGTTTCATCATTCCAATGTCTTTTAATAGAAGCAACATTTACAATCACACCACCAATAATAAAAAAGTTTGTAATTAAAATTTGTAGTGTAATCAATAAACGAATGAAAGCAACTCTGTCTGCTGTTTTATCGCAACTTGGATGTGATTTTTGACCCAAAGCACAGTAAATGTAGTAGAGTAAGGTTTTCTTTTTTTTCATAACACTTCGACAGAAATCCACTCTTTATAGTATTTTAGATTACCCTTCGCCATTTTGTAAAGAGGAGAAAAATCAATATCAAATTCTTTAGCAAATTTTACTATGTTATTTGTATAATAAACTTCTCCACTTTTATTTGTTATTTTATATTCCTTTTTGCATGATGATTGCGATAGAGTTTCTTTATATTCATTAGTAGAAAATACACCACTTTTCCACATTTCTTTAGTTCTTTTTGAAGTTATTTGTTTCTGATTTTCTGTCTGTTTTTTCCCCATATTTGCTTCAGACATTTTTCTTTTTGATTCTTCTGTATGGTTTTTTCCATACATATTATTTTTTTCTCCAACATTTTTCTTCATTCTTTCACTATGTTTTTTTCTCCATTCTTCACTCCTTGAAGGTTGTTTTTTGCCTATATGCGACTCACTCATTTTTCTTTTTGTCTCTTCAGATGCTTTTGTTCCCAACCTCATTTGTCTCATCTTTTCTCTTTGTTCTTCATCAGGAATGTATAAAGGTTTTCCTTTCATTGCATCACTTCTTCTTTTTCTTGCACTTTCATACAAATAAGAATTGATATAACCACCATTTCCTTTCATTGCAGTATGTGCAAAAGTCATTTTGATAGTTCTTTTATCTTTTATTCCATATCTTTTCATAAAGATTTTTTCCAATAGTGCGTGAGCAATATAATGTTCTCTTCCAGAAAGAACGACAATCCTATTGTTCTTCCCATAAATGCTCACTGGAAATATATGATGTTTTTCCGTATAATCTTCAGGTGGAGTTCTATTCTCTGCTTTCCTGATAAGATTACAATAAACCTTTAGATAGTTCATTATTCTTTTGCGGGGGTAATAATATTTATACCATAAAAGTGGGACTTACGCAACTTTACGCCCCCGCAATGTTGCTGCCCACCCTTTTGTTTCAATTCACCATCTCCACGCAGTTTTGTTCTTTTTCATAGACCGATTCTCTTGACTTAACATACTTTAATTGTTTCCAATCTTCTTTATAACAAACTACAAGCAATCTTTCATTTCTGTGAATAGGACAACACTCAAGATTCACTTCATCTTTAGGACGTACAATATATTCAATTGTTATGTATTCATCATCTCTAAAATAGACCCAGCCTTCAACACCTTTAGTCCATTCAACATAATCATTGACTTGTGGTTTGTAGGTCATTGAATCAATCCCAACTCACATTTTGAACAAGAAAACCAGGCATAACATATGTCCAGGCACCAAGACCATCCGCGCCACCAGTTCCACCAACTTTATATTCCCATTTATACTCAAACTTGTTATGACTATCCCAAGTCATATATCCCTTTTCCTTATCAAAACGACCTTTAATAGTCAAACTATGCTTGTTAGAGTAGATGTTACGAGTGCGTAGTGCTCCACCTTTTTCGCGGGTTTCAATCACAACACATACATCAGGATATGTTTGAATACCTTGCTCCAACATACATGGAGTTTCATAACGAAATGGACGATAAGTTTGCTGTTGAGAAAAAACAGGTTGTGCAAATAAAATAGAAGCAATCAGTAAAATTTTTTTCATCCAACAATTCTCCAACAAACAACAGCATTACCTTTTCGTGCAGATTCAATGTGAGAAAATGCACCATAACTCAAATCTAGATCAGCATGAGAATATGGACCCCGATCATTCACACGAACGATAACTTGTTTTCCGTTATCTTGGTTTGTGACTCTAATCTTACTTCCCATACGAAGATAAGGGTGAGCTGCAGTCCAACGGTAAGCATCAAATCGTTCTCCGTTTGCAGTACGTTGCCCATGAAATCCATCACCAACCCCATAGAAAGTTGCGATACCACAAGTAAGTCCAGCAATCAATTCAATCACTTAATAATACCCCAGTGATCATCTCCAGTTTCAGGAATCCAAAAAAAGTATTTTTTGTTAATTGACGCAAGAAAAATTTTACCATCCTTTCTTTGTTCAACTTCACAACTATGAAGAGAATCCATCATATTTGCAAATCGATTTTTTGCTTTACTGGATTTTGGTTGAACACAAACAAATTCTTTTTTAGTCACAGATTTACTCATACACTATTAAAACAATTTCAAGGCCCCCATTCAACCACCCTTTTCTCTCAAACTACGCACAAGGTACTCAGTAAACTCTTCCATTTTTTCAGGAACTACAGAAGCAGGGCGTTGATTGATTACATTTTTAAGTGCGGTCATCTCATTAAACTCTTCGTCTGTAAGTTTTCCATTTCCTTTTGAAGGAAGGGTCATACTTTTGCTCCCGTGATTATGTCCATATCCTAACACTATTTAAGGTAGTTGTTTGGTTTCTTAATTTTGTCTTTAGAGTTTCGTAAAAGTTCTTAACCTTTGTCCTGAAAGAAATTTCCAAACATACCAGAATCACCTGGTTTGCGACTCTCCAACTTATCAAGAATTGAATCAGTTGCTTGTAGAGATTCAATGCGACTAATAAGGTCAGCAATTACACTACAAACCATTGGACGTTCTTGACGTGCAGCATAGGCAAGTGCATTACGCAAACTTGCTTCTGCCTCTTTCAAACTATTTTCTACACTTTCAGATAATGCCATAATCAAAATACCTTTTGGAGTTCATCACGAAGTTCAGCAACAGCACTGTAATTTGAACCTGCAACTGCGATTACTGCTTGA